TATCGATTTAATAACATTTTTGCAAGAATTTAAAATAAACAAACTATTTTTTCCCTTAGCGTTTTTTAATTTTGCATTAACAGAATTTATTCTATCTCTAACTAATGGTGCTGAGTTTCTACACTTAACATCAAATCCAGCATTTTTTAATATTGCTAAATCAGTTAAGCCACCAGCAGAAGTCTTTCTTTGTTTTGCACTTGGGTCAGGATAAATCACAATTTTAGTTTTAAACCTTTGTTTTATTTCATCAACCATTTCATTAGTATTACTACTATAAATTTGTATCTCATCTAAAATGAAAATACTATCATTTTCTATAACTGAAACAACTGCACACATCGGATCGACATTAAAATCTAAACCTATATGCAATACGCTATTAGTATTATTATATTTTTCTATTAAGTTTTTATTCCTATCAAAGTTATAATAAATCATTCCAGCATAATTTACAAATGATGCCATATACTCTTGCTGAAAAGTTCTTTCATCTAAATCGTCTTGTGCTTGATCTATTTCAGATTGTGGGACCTGTTCACCTTCAATCGTTGTATATTTAAAACTTTGCCATTCATTATCTGATTGTCCTTTGACGTACATTTCATAACCCCAATTACCAAATCCTCTTGGAGTTCCACAGAATAAAGCATGTCCTTGTGTATCTGATAATGTCGGTCTTAAAACTTCATACCAAGCCGTAGGGGATATGTCAGCAAACTCATCCATAACTAAGAAATCTAAACCTATTCCACGCAATGAGTTTTCATTATCTGCACCTCGTAAGGATATTCTTGAATTATTACGCAATACTACTGTCAAATCAGAGTTATTAACCTCTTTAACCCAATTATGATGTCTTAATCTATGAACTAATTCTACCCAACAAATTGCTTTAGCTTGTCTATAAGTAGGTGCAACATACCAGACTTTTCTATCAGGAAAACGTGCAAATCTTGCCAATTCATTAATAGCTAAGAAAGTTTTCCCAAATCTACGCCCTGATATTAATATTCTGAATCTTGATCTATTATTGATAACCTCTGACTGTGGTTTAGTAAGTGGCATTAAATAACATCAGTAGTCCACGGCAACGGCTCTTTCTCTTCTGACGTTTCCATTTTATCTTTCATACCAAGATAATTTTTAGATAACCAAATTAACATTGTTGTATTCCCTCTCATGGCTTTATCAAACATGGCTCTTCGAATACTCCTTTTGCCCTTATCCCAACCCTTTTTTATAGGGGGGTCAAAATTACGTTTTAATGTGCTAACTGATACGCCACAGAAATTTGCTATTTCTTCTCTAGTGCATTGCATGGTTGCCAATTTTTCCACGTCTTCCAATGAATATGGGAGTTTTTTCTTAGGTCGTCCTACTTTTTTCTTCTCTGCCATTTTATCCTCTTTCCCCTGAGTGAAGGTAAATTTTTTCTATTTATGACTTTTTATCTTTTTTTACTTAGCTTTGCAAAATATTATTGAATCAACAAATCCTCCCCATAATCCTTGCTCACCTTGATGTTTTTGATTGTAATAACTTTTCTGAATATCAACATAAAAATATTTTTCTAATTTTTCTGCACATTTAAAGAAGTTATTCATGCGTCTATCTTTTGTGAAACTATACTCAAACACCAGCTTTTTCACCCTAGAAAAGTCATGATCGTTCAAAAGTATTTCTAATTCTGACCCTTCAATATCTAATTTAATTGCGTTTATGTCTGGGTGATTATGTAAGATGTCGTCAATTTTAACACAATCAATATCAATAGTAGGTAATTTTTTCTTATAATGTGTCATCAATGAATGTCGCCAAGTGTTCGGTGCTATAGTAAAAGTTCCCCTTCCTCCATTTTGGTTTACTGCAGATTGAAATGGCACAAATTTTGTAGGAAACTCATTTTCCATGATTGTAATATTCTGTAATAAAAGATTAAAGTTTTCAAGTTCTGGCTCAAAACAATAAACTTTTTTAGCACCATTCGATGCCGCATAATATCCAAAGACTCCAATATGTGAACCTCCGTCTAGCCAAACATCATCTTTTTCTATTTTAAAATCTATCTTTTTTTTTCTGTACGCTTGTTTATGTAAAATTTCTTTTATAATATTTTCGTCTGTCGTGCCTTTTCTATAATGCAGTTCCATACTTTACTCTTTCTAATTCTTCGGAAGCACTACCACAAGCTAACATTTTTTCCCTAAAATAAGCTATTATTGATATTCTTTCAGCATTTCCGATAGGTTTAATTGCAGTATTGCCGTGTAATTCGTGAACATTAAAAAAACTTACGTCACAACTGCGCACATCAATACCAACTCCGTACTTAGGAATAATTGTATAAGCACCTGAATATTCTCCAGCTTGTAAAACTCCTAAATTTCCAAATCCTTCTTTTAGATCTCCAGCATCATAATGACAAGCAGTCCTAAAATTTTTATTTACTGTTATAGTTGTAAATGGGGATTCAGGTATTCTAAAATCTTCATGGGTATCTTCCCATGCTTTCTTTTGAGGGTCATATCTCTCTGGAATATATTTTTTGAATAAATCAGAAATATATTTGATGTAAGGTAATGTTTTTTTATATTCCTCAAAATGTCTTCTAGTAAATTCTGTTGTCCTACAATAAGGAATTCTAGGATATCTATCAGCATAACCTACGATAGCACTATTAACGGCTTTTGATTTTCCTGAGTTTGATATCGTTCCGTCTCTTTTTAATGGATAAAATCTATTTCCTGATATTTTTCCTACTGTAATTCCGTCAACCTTATCACCTACTTTCAATTCAGGTGGTAAAGGTCCAGCAGCTTGACTACGATTATTTGTGACTTGATTTGCGGCTAGTCTGAAAACTTTGTAAGCATCATGACAAATATTGCTAGGTATTTTATTTTTTAAAAAAACTAATAGCGTTTCACCTTTTTCATTCTTAACAATCGTATCTTCTCTTATGACAGGGTGTGTCATATGTGATTCATCAAGAAAATTTCCTTCTAAGTTATTAATCTGTTCGTCAGTTAAGATCGGTTTTACTTCTATTATATTCATTCTCTACTGCCTTATAAACTGTGTCAGTTAAATTGTTTATATCAAACTTTTCTTGTAAAAAAGATACCATTTCCTTGAATTTTGGCTCTGATTCTGAATTTAAAAAAAGTTGTATCATTCTCACTTGTGAGGGAATTAAATCTTCAACATTTGGTGCTTCTTCCTCAAATGATTGATCTGGTGCTACAAATAATGGGTCATCAGCATTAAAAATTTTATCTAATTCATTCTGCTCAAAACCTAAACTATCAAGATCGTATTCTTGTTTTTGTAAATCTAGTAATTCAAGATTTAATAATTCATTATCCCATTGTGATTCAGCAGCTACCCTATTATCTGCAATCCTATATGCCTTAACTTGGTTTTTACTCAACTCATTAGCTATAATGATAGGAACTTCTTTCATACCTAATTTCTGAGCAGCCAAATATCTTGTATGACCAACAATAATTACTTTATCATTATCAACTACAATAGGTTGCTGAAATCCAAATTCTTTTATTGAACTCGCAACCTTATCTACGTGCTGATTCTTTCTTGGGTTTCTTGAATAAGGGATAATTTCTTCTATTTGTATATTTTGCATAATCTCACCTATAATAACCAGCCATATCTAATTCTTCAATGGCTTGTTGTTTTGTTATTTTACCTAACTTAATTCCCTTATCAATAACATCTTTATGCTTATTCGCCCAATCCTTAATAAACCTTGTGACTTTTCCTTGTTCTAAGGCATCTGTGAACATCTGCAAACGTGTCTCGTCATGGCTGACTACCCCAAAATTATTAAATTTTTTAGGTGCTACATCTAAATATTTTTTTGCAGATAGCCAAAAAGCTGGTTGTTTAGCAAAATTTTTATCATCTATATCTGAATAGTATTTATTATACATTTCAGCTAATTTCTCTGATTGATCTTGCCATTCTATTTCTACTTTCATAAAGTTTTTTTCTGCTATACCCTTGCTAATCTTATTTTCTATCTTATCCCAAAACTTTACAAAATTATGAGAAGTATATTTCTTTGTAGATGTTTTGGTAGGGGTAGGGGTAGAGGTAGGGGGGTTTGTGCTAGGTTTTTTTGGTCGCCCTCCTAACTTACCATTTTCTTTTGACGCTTGTATTCTTCCTGTGATGTATAGGAATTCTTGAAGTTGTCTTTCATTTTGATAATGATCGTTAATCATAACAAAAAATTCTTTGACTATTTTTTCACATGAAAACTTTTCTGATTCAGTAATAGCATTTGCTATTCTTAAAATAGTTGTCATTTCTTTTGGCAACCCAACACATCTTTTATTCCAATTCCAACATAG